TGCTAAAAAGTCACGCGATGCTTGCCAACTATCAGGCATATGGCTCTGCCATTGTGCTACTGCCCTGACTTCTGCCTGAGCTTCAGCCTGCCGTATAGCCTCACAAAAATCACGAAACTTACCAGACTTGGCTTTTTCACCTTTGATCATCCATTCCCTAAAGACTTTATAACTAACGCCACCGAACCTACATGCAGCTTTATAATAATTGCCTGCTCCGATTGCTTGCACGATCTTTGTTTGTGTCTCTGGTGTTAATTTACTTTTTCTGCCCAGTGCCATAATCTTTTACCAGTTGCTTTATCTTTTTACTTTTGATTTTATCTGATACTTGTACTAATTTCATCCCATACTCATTGGGGTTGGTGTCAATGATAACATCTTTTTTCCTTATTAATGGCGTATCGAACCTTTTCCAGCTATCATAGATTACATGCTGCGGACGTTTGAATCTGCGATTGGTGCGCACTACACGCGGCCATAATCGTTCTAGACTGCGCGCCATTTTCAATCTGCCATCACCATAATATAATTCATCCGTATTGCCTCCCGATACTGTCATGGTGGTTTCCTTATCTACCATAAAAGCATTGATCAATATAGTACACCAGCCGTCCGCTAATACCTGTAAACAAATATCGGCATCCTCGTTGTATCTACCGCGCCACTTGTGCTTTATACTGTTCAATACTAACGAGCAAGAATAAACGCGTCCATTCAACAAGAACGGTGGCAAACCACTAACTACTAGCCACCTATAATTAAGTCCTGCTATTGCCACATTTTCATAACGATCAACAAAATCCTCCGCAGCCCTGAACGCAATATCCGCATTACAGCGTAACCGTTTACCTTTCCACATCCGATAAGTATCGCGTATATTGTCATCTAATTGCCAATGTCGTAAATGTCCATTATTTGTTGCATGATCTTTTATCCAGTTACGTGCAGGTATGACCGACCCTTGATTGTTGAAAGGTAAAACCAACAAACACTTTTCCCCAAACTGTTTGGCATATGTATCATATTCCTGTTTCTCAATCACTAAATGAAATGGTACGTTATCTTTATTTAGTGCCAGTGCAGTCGTGCAATGTTCGGCACGCCCCTTGCTAGGAATATAAATTGGATACCGTAACTTCATTTTGTAGCCCCTGTATAACTACACAATACGGATAACTGTTGCCGCCAATTATCGCCCATAATATGCTTTGCTTCCTGTGCCACCAAACATCCGTCTGGCACATCCGCGTCCCAAAAACCTTGATTAATGCGCTTAGACTTTTTGAATGTAGACTCAAAAAAATGTTGCACCATGAATGTGTTATTCAATATGTCATTGATGGATGGTAATGTATATCCATACAATGTAGTGTTGCCATTCAATCGTGTAGGCGCCTCTAATGAGTAACATTTTCCCGCAGTCAACCACGCAGGAAGTGGACCGAATGCCATCGGCGGCGCGACTATAGCATCCTTATCTATTTTCATAATTTCCTTTAACGTCCACATAACGTAGTTCCAGCCTTTTGAATTTCGTTGAGGTGGCTTTAAAAGCGTACGCCCAATTTTACGTGACAATGCCCTTGTGTATGGTGCCATAACTTTACTAACCTTAATGGGAAAATTCGCCAACGCTTTGCCGCTCCAACTGCAGTCGTGTACCGTCAATGGTGGGTGGTTATTGCCCCATTGTGGGGCAACACCTCCTGTGGCTTTTGCCGGTATGCTTGCAAAAAATCCATCACATTGTGGCAACGGTCTTAATAATATTGTATCCATATCAACTACCGTGCCGCTGCATTCTGAAGCGGCACGTAATCGCACCAGATCAGCAATATGGGCAATACTATGACCGCCCAGTAACGCATAAAACGCATCATCAATCGGAAATATTTCCGCGGCATCCTTAACGGTGACTCCCTCAATTTCCGGCAGTAACGTTTCGGTCTGATAGGTATACAAAATTGCATCATTGTTATATTTCGCGTGTGATGCTAACGGCAACACATGAAACGGCGAAAGGTCGATGGAACGGCTTTTCCATTTTTTTATTGATGTATCTTTTCGATAATCAAAGGTACTCCAAAAAAGAATTGCGGTCACTTCTCAATCTTCCGCGCCTTGTCATCACTTACAAAGCGCACCGATTGAACATCGTCATGGCTTTGTGGTGGATACCATACGCTTTTGGTTTTATCCGATAATATATAACCCAGCTTTGTTGCAAACTCTTGGCGCGCTTGTTTGTTCTCAAACGATACCACCAGTTTTATCGGTGCCGTGCTTGGCTCATATTCAGGCATCCCCACCCATTCCGCTGCTTCGTTGAAGTCTTTTATTTCACTGGCTGGTCGGGTTATAAATACTAAATTAGCCAGCATTTGTGCATCAAACCCAGTACCTAATAATCCTACTTCGTCCGTTTCGTTTATGTCTTTCAATATTTCAGATAATTGGCGATCATCTATTTCCCCCAAGTGTCCGATTTCATTATCGCCTGCCAGCACTTTTAAGGCTTGTGGGCTGTCGGATGTCATGTCTAGCCTAATAACAGGAATACTATCTATCCCCATAGCTTGAACAGCCTTCCAGACACCATGCCCAGCCAGTATCGTGTCATCATTAGCAATCACTATATTCCTATAGAACCCATGTTCCGTTATGCTTTGTTTAATATGTTCAATTTGGTCGTCTGGATGATCGCGATAATTTTGAGGATGTGGCTTTAGCTGCGTGGTTGGAATTGTTTCCAATAAAAATTCGGCTGTTTTATTCATGTTGTTTTGGTTGCTCTCCTGTATACGTTGCCCATCTTTCAAGCGTGACTGCTATATACTTTGGTTCAATATCTATAGCCCTACATTTGCGGTCTAATGTTTCGCACGCCATTAAAGTTGTGCCAGACCCAGAAAAAAAGTCAAGCACTATATTTGCTTGGTGATTAGAAATGGCACGTATAGCTAATTCGGTTGGTTTTTGTGTCGGATGAAATTCATTATTTTTAGGTTGCGTTATGTCCCAAACTGTAACTTCATTGTTTGCACCAATCCACGATACATTCCCATTTGCAATGTATAGGCATACCTCATGTTTTTGCATATAATGTGCCATAAAATTGCCGTAACGAGGGGCTAGCTTGTTCCAAACAATCATTGATCGAACCGTATATTTTATTGCTTCCACTGCTTCATACACAGGTTTTCCAACACTATCGTTAAACCAAATATACATAGGTGCGGTATTAATGCAAGCTGACTTTAATGCCTTCAATCCAGAAAAGTACAAGTCTCCCGATACATCGCCGATCAGTTTTGCGCGCTTGTGTTTATTTGTTACAGGGTTAATGCCTCCTTCGTAATTTACACCATAGGGTGGATCGGTAAACACAAGCTCCCCCTTTTCCCCATCCATCAACCTAGCCACCACGTCTGCATCGGTGCAATCTCCACATATTATTCTATGTTCACCCAACTGCCACAACTGACCAAGCTCAACGCCCCATTTCTTTCTTAGTTCGTCAGCTTTGTCTATTGACGGCACAATGTCTGCATCTGGTGTATCACGCCAACCTTTCGCCAGTTTATCCAGTTCGTCGGATTTCCAGAACTCTGTTAAATCAACATCGTCCGACAGTTGCAATAATATATTAGTGTCCCACTCCAATCCCATTTCACCTGTGCGATTGTCTGCAATCGCTAAACCACGTCCTGCTTCGCTATCAATATCAAGATCAGTCCGCTTAACTACCACCAATTCCGTTCCGTCTGTTTCTACGGTCTTGATTTTCAAGTCAAGCTCGGCAGCTATTTCCAAGGTTTTGTTGCCAGCCAGCACATTGTTATTTTTATCTATAAGCAGCGAACGACCAGCGCCATATTTGCGCAGGCTTTTTTCTAAAAGTCCCCGACCTCTTTGCGAACCTCTATTGGCGTTTTTGTTGTCTGGTACTAGATCGCTTAATTTTACAGCTTTGTTTTTTGTGCCAGTTTCGTTGTTCACTTATTACTCCCTCGATGTAGTTCCCCAACCAAAAAGCTGATACCAAAATAACACCAGTCAAAAACGCGGCAACATGCTGAACAGTAACGTCCATGCAGTTTATATATTACGCTGTTATTTTTATTTCGCGCTGGCTTCTATAGCTGTTCCCACACTATAAGCAGCTCCAGCCGCCACGGCTGCTTGGATCGCCTGCCAGTCGGTAAGCTGACTTTGTGAATAACTTGCCGCGATTGCTACCAGTGACGCAATGAGCGTCCAGAATTTTCTACTTTGGAGGATGGCTTTAATTTTCATTTGGTATTATCTCCTGAATGATACAGCCGTTATATTTATTTTT